GGCAATAATGGAACCCACCAGGTGTTACCCTGGATAGATGCTCCTCACGGAGACATCATACTCGATGCGAGACTATTTCAGAATAGAAATAGCCTGCAAGCGAGTGCACTGCAGAAGGTCGCGCAGGACGGAGCCTAAACCTCGAAGAGGTTATGGTTCTTAGAGAGGTACTGACACCATCTCTCAATTCCTCGCGATCCCATGTGGCGTTAAGCCAATGGTAATACCCTCCCTTACCGGTTCTCTTGCGAGTTTCCTCTTCGACCAGACGATGCCGAGGCATGTCTGGAGAGGCTAACTGGTAAATAGATTCGGTATTCCATCCACCCCAAAGATCTGAAGGAATCATCGACTTTAACCAGAACCAAAGGTCTTCGACCTCAGGATTCAGGATAGAGTGACAGTCGAAGAAAGCCCAATTACGGACTTTATTCGCTATATCAATAAGGTCAGTTAGCCTTTTGATAGGATCCTTCAAATAGAAAGGAGTAATGTCGGTCCCGTTGTAGTAATGACCGCCACAACTTTCCCGCAATGGTCCAGAGGTACATGACTTATCGGAATTAACCGTAAAGCCAAAGTACTTAAACACATAGGGAAGGATGTCAGCGATGCCCGTAGGGCATATGATGTCATCGCCGTATACGGAAACAACTCCACGGACTCCATCGAAGTGGCATATGGCCCGCGTCAGAACGTAGAAGAGCAAGCTCTCAAGTTCGAACGTGAAACCATTCCCCATCGAGGAGAACATGTGGTTCTGATGTTCCTGACCATCAATGATGGTCACTCGACTCCTTACAGAGTCAAGGAAGGTATACCAGCACACGGGTAACAAAGTGAAAACGAGTTCACTTGTCACAGAGTCGCTAGCACTCGACAAGTCGAATGTAACGAGATCTCCGGTCAAGGATCCGGAACGTGCTAATGATCGGTTTCTAGACTGATCATTAAGGTTTATGCCGATACGACGCAGGCACTTACTAATGTAAGAGCCGGCTCCTTTCTGGATGAACATATTCAGATCGGGCTCCTTAGCAGCACAACGATCTATATCAGTTTTCTTGGGAACAGTGAACATCACATTGCCGGGAACAACGATTGGATCGATATCCCCATCGAGCAACCACCCAGGAAGCTCTTCAACCACTTGGTCAAAGAATACTTCATAGGCACTTGCCGTCGCATGTGTCTTTCCGAGGTACTTACTTGCCGGGTGGCTTTCAGTACGTGGGCGACTCGTTGACGCTCCTCCAGAGAAAGACCCAATAAGGGCCTCCTCTGGTACCGTCTCACCGATTATATCGATAATCAGAGATTGGCAGAACGAGACAAAGCTCCCATATGACACCCGAGGCATAATCATAAAGTCCTCGGGGGTTAGAAATAATCTGTCATTGGTTGCTTCGTTATCACGTTCAGTGGCAAGCCATTTGTTAATGGCCCTGGTCCTCCTAGTTAAAGGAGGGTCAGTGTCGTCAGAAACAAATTTAGTTAGGAGCTCCGACTTGAGGTAGTCCGTTGCTACGGACGACGGCAGGTCGTTGATCCTCGCTATTACTTGCTCTGTTAGCCCCTCGGGCATCTTCGTATTGGCGCATCGTTGCGCTCGACGAGATTGCTGTGCCATTTGGTACTCCAATAATGGTCATTTGCTTCCCTTGTGGGATAGCAAAGATGAAAGCGAGGAAACAGATAACAAACACCAGGGCTAATACCCCGACGAGTGCTAGCCGTTCCCCGCTGGCGTTACCGAACACCTAAGTGTTTAGTAAAGACCCTGAAGGTCGGCAACGACATCATCAATCATCGCATCTCCCGCAAGGGATTTGGCGAAGGAGAGAATGTCCTTCCGTTCCGTCAGAGTCGACGCGCCATCGAACGAGAAGTTCATGTCGACATAAGCCGCACGAACGACCGTTGGACGCGTAACGCCATTCACCTCAGCATCCTGGATCACCGGGATCGCAACCTTGATAGCCATCTTACGACGGCCAGCAGGGGTACGGGTGGATGATACAGTTACCTTCTTGTCCCCAATGGGAACACCGGTGCTTGACACCAACGCCGCCACACCGCTCTCAATCGAGTTCGGAGTGAAAGTAACGTCAGCGTTCGCGCTGTCCTTGAGGACAAGCGTACTCAGTTGAGGCATAATTGTCTCCATGACATAGAACTATCCGGTTCTATGCTGAGTTTAATTGTGCTCTAACGGGATTGTTAGAACAACTGGCGTATTAGAGCTATTGCATCCAATACACGTGTAGTGGAAAATGGCGAGCCGTTTGCATAGAATTGTGGGTTAGGAAACCCACTCATCGGGAAACGGCTAAAGTACATGGACTCTGAGTGATACAACCCAGTATCCGACTGAGACCAGCCAGGGCCGCGATATGCCATATGAAACTCAGATTTGAGTCTCTTTGACGTTTTCTCGTCCCGGTAGCCCGCCACGAATTGGAGACCACTAGTAGCGGTCAAGGCACTGAGCACATTACCTACGGGAACAAACCAGTCAACAACAAAGCTGAATGGAATGATTTCCCAGGCAATAGTCAGTGGGTTTCCTAGTCCTGCCCTATCGATTAAATCAGTAGTGGCATTCGCGACTTCGTAAAAGACCTTAGTCTTGCAGAAGACGCTGGAACTAAGGTGGTCAACGTATTCACCAGACACGACATCTTTCTCATAAGAGATTTCTGCCTTGGCTGATGCGTTGTAGATCATCCTTTCCTCACGGAAAAGATTTTCTAAGACACCGAAACCATCATAGATATCTCCCATTAGAGGGAGCCATCCAAATTGGAATTCGAGCCACCTAGAAGCGACCTCACGGTCTCTTCGACCATATCCTTTGCTGTTCAAGCCGAGCTTACGCGCGGCTAATCCTACATTACCGCGCCGTAAGGCGCGGTATGCTTCGAGAACAGCAATGGAATTCCCTGCTATCATGTTAACGGTAGACTTGGCTTCGGCCAATGATGCGCCAAGTGATAGCGTTTCTTTACCACGAAGACGGTTTAAAGTCATCGTGTCAAGTTGCGCTACCAAATTGGCTATGGCCGGGCCAGGTATAATCGACGGTGGTTCCAAACGCTGTGGGAATGGGTAACCCCATTCCACATTATAAGGACCACCGCTGGTCGACTTCTCACGAAGTACGAAGGGACGGTGTTCTAAGAGCTTCGCAATAGAGCGAATATAGCCCTTAGGCATCTTAAAACCGTTAACCTTGTATGGGTCTCGATTAGCAGTTTTATTCTGGTAATCAGAGAGATCTTGGTACGAATAAGATCCATTGTATGGATTACCCGCACCATCGATCCCAGCACGAGTTACATTAACCTCACGATCATAATCGTAAAAGGTACCGTAACGATTGTGCTTGGCCGATACATTCCATGACATGATAGACTCCTTCTCCTTCAGATTTTAACGTGCATAACCTTCGAAAGCACTTACGTAGCTAGCGAAGTCACCTTCAAGATAAAACATGTCCATTTCAGTATTGAATGGGGCATGAATAAAATAAAGGTAAGCACGTTCATCCACAGAAAGACCAGAAGTCTTGATCATATTCACCGAAGCGATATGACCTAGACTGCGGTTGTTCTGCAAATACTGATCGTTAAATTCACACTTAGCGCTCAGCATGAGCAGCCTCCTATGGATGACTATACCCTATGGGTACTGAAGAATAGACTACAAGTCCGGCTATGCCGAACTAGCAACCTAAGGCGAGATTTGGAATTTAACCATTTCTCAGTCTAGCAAGCTAGACCCGGTGCCCCTTACGGGGCAC